AGAGAGCGTCCGTTAGATGAAGCTGAGTATAAAGCAATTGAAGACAATGGCTTGTTTAACATGAGCGACTACTTACCAAAGAAACCTGGTGAAGTAGAAGTTGAAGTTATCAAGAAAATGTTTGAAGCATCAGTAGATGGTGAAGCATACGACATGGAAGCATTTGGTCAATACTTTAGACCAGCAGGCGTAAGAGCGGCAACTGGTGATCCAGTTAAAGCAAGTACACCAGCACCGGCTCCAGCGGCACCAGCAACAGGAATGACAGCAGAGGCTCCAGTAGCTGATGCAGTAGCACCTGCGGCAACTGAAGCGGCAGGCGATGGCAACAAAGCAGAAGACATCCTAGCGATGATCAGAAGCCGCCAAAGCTAGTTTAAAACTGAGTGGGTGTAGCTCTAAGCTACACCCTATTCAGACAATCTGATAAGGAGATACAATGGCTAATAAAGCATTTGACGTTTCAAAGTTTCGTAAAAACTTAACTAAATCAATCACAGGCATGAGTAGTGGATTCAACGATCCAACTGATTGGATTAGTACAGGTAACTATGCCTTAAACTATCTTATTAGTGGCGACTTTCACAAAGGTGTTCCGCTAGGTAAGGTAACTGTTTTTGCAGGAGAATCTGGTGCAGGTAAATCTTATATCTGTGCAGGTAACATTGTAAAGGCGGCACAAGATCAAGGTATCTTTGTAGTTCTAATTGACTCAGAGAATGCACTTGATGAAAGTTGGTTGAAAGCTCTTGATGTAGACACATCAGAAGATAAACTTCTTAAACTTAACATGTCAATGATTGATGACGTTGCTAAAACTATTAGTACGTTTATGATTGACTACAAAGCAATGCCAGAGGAAGAACGTCCTAAGATATTGTTTGTAGTTGACTCACTTGGTATGCTATTAACACCTACAGATGTTGATCAGTTTAACAAAGGTGATATGAAAGGTGATATGGGTCGTAAGCCTAAAGCACTAACATCACTTGTACGTAATACTGTTAACATGATTGGTAGTTGTAACGTAGGATTGGTTTGTACTAATCATACATATGCATCACAAGATATGTTTGACCCAGATGATAAGATCAGTGGTGGACAAGGCTTTATCTATGCATCAAGTATTGTTGTTGCAATGAAAAAGTTAAAATTAAAAGAAGACCTTGACGGTAATAAAATTAGCGAAGTACGTGGTATTAGAGCAGGTTGTAAAGTAATGAAAACTCGTTATGCAAAACCTTTCGAAGGCGTACAAGTTAAAATTCCTTATGAAACAGGTATGAATCCATACAGTGGATTGGTTGACTTGTTTGAGAAAAAAGGATTGCTTGTCAAAGACGGTAACAGACTCAAGTACATTGACTCTAAAGGCGAAGAAAGAAAAGAATATCGTAAAGTGTGGGAAGCAGGCGGTGACGCTCTTGACACAATTATGATGGACTGGTCTAACATTGCTGATGCAGTTGATCAAGTTGAAGAAGCCGTAGTCGAAACCGACGAGGAAGAAGTTGCTAATAGCTAACTACTTTTTGTATAAGTAGCAGTATTAACTAAGGAGAATAAAATTGGATTCAGGTTCGAATATTATAGAAGTGTGGCAAGTGTTTAAAGAATATGTTGATAAGAAACATATTGAAACTATTGCTGAAAAATATGTTGATCTATGTGCTGACTTGGGTACAAGTGACGAAGCATTTCGAGATGCGTTAGGTTCAGATAATAACTTAGATAAAGCTATTGGTTACTTTCTCGAAGAGGAAGTAGACGAAGACTCTTACGATAACGAGGACGATTACTAATGGGATGGTATTCTGATATTGCTAGAGACATTAGCAACATTCCAAAGGCTATTGCACATTACGAAAGTGAGTTGCAAGAAGCAAGATTGGAGTGTAAAATAAAAGGTAATGTTGAAAAGGCTTCGGCATCAATGCCAGGTATAGTTGAACAACGTTTCAACCAATTACAAGAGCTAGAAGCAATATTAGAATACCTGAACATTGAGTTGCGTCGATTACGTAGTAGCTTTTTTAGAAAGTATCTAGAAAGTTATGCTCGTGCATTGTCAAGTAGAGATGTAGAAAAATATGTAGACGGTGAAGCTGACGTTGTTGATTACGAAAAGATCATTAACGAGTTTGCACTGATGCGTAATAAATGGTTAGGTGTTTGTAAGGGCCTAGATCAAAAGCAATGGCAACTTACAAATATAGTTAAATTAAGAGTAGCTGGCATGGAAGATGCTAGTTTATAACAAAGGAATAAAATAAAATATGAGTTACCAATTACCAGGTGAAAAGAAAATAATTGAAAAATGGGATAAGATTCCAGGAGATATCACTTTCGTTTTACGTGAAGGTGATGAAGTTGGAGATGATGGCGGTTGTGCTATCGGAGGCTGTTGGGTAAAGAAAACTAGTGCAGAACTTTTTGCAAATAAAAAAGTTGTCATCTTTGGTTTACCTGGAGCATTTACACCAACATGTAGTTCAGAACAGTTACCAACATTTGAAAAAATGTATGACGAGTTCAAAGCACAAGGCGTAGACGAAGTGTATTGTTTAAGTGTTAATGATGCATTTGTAATGAACGCATGGGCTAAAGAATTAGGATGTACTAAAGTTAAATTACTAGCAGACGGTAATGCAGACTTTACATATGCTATTGGTATGCTTTGCGATAAAAAGCATTTAGGCTTTGCAAACAGATCATGGAGATATGCAATGTATGTTGACAACATGACTGTTAATGAAAGTTTCATTGAATCAGGTTACAACAATGAAGGATCAGATGATGACCCTTATGTTGAGTCAACACCTGAAAATGTAATCCAGTATATCGAAACACTAAACCGTTAAAGTTTAAATACTAGTATGAACAACGTACTAGTGACAGGTGGGTTCGATCCCTTACATTCCGGCCATATTGAATACTTCAAGGCCGCAAAACAATTAGGTGATAAACTAATTGTTGCAATAAACTCAGATGAATGGCTGACTCGAAAAAAGGGTCGGCCTTTCATGTCCTTTAAAGAAAGACTTGCAATTATAAGTGAACTTGCTATTGTAGACAAAGTTATAGGCTTTGACGATAGCGATGACTCTGCTTGTCATGCGATATTCCATACTATGTCAACCGAAGTAGGAAAGGTTATCTTTGCTAACGGTGGTGACAGAACAAACACAACAACCCCAGAGTACAAGATATACGGCGATCATCCACAAGTGCATTTTGAATTCGGTGTGGGTGGAGAAAACAAAATGAATAGTAGCAGTTGGATACTAGACGAATGGAAGACACAAAAGACAGAACGTGATTGGGGTTATTGGCGTGTACTAGATGACAAGCCTGAACAAGGTTACAAAGTAAAAGAGCTTGTAATATATCCAGGCAAACGTCTAAGCGACCAAAAACATTTTAAACGTAGTGAACAATGGAACGTACTTGAAGGCGAAGTTAAAATGGTAACCGAATGGGAAGGCAGACAAGAAATTGTTTACTTAACACCAAAAAGTGTTCCTTATGATATTGCTAAAGAAGTATGGCACTTACCAAGTAACCCTGGTAAAGTAAATGCACATATACTAGAAATACAACGTGGCGAACAATGTATAGAAGAAGATATTGAAAGACGTGGTGTTCCAGATTACGAGTATGATCAGTGGCATGAAGGATCGCCAGTATAATGGAATTCGTCCCAACTAAAAAAGAGCTTCGTATAGTAGAAGAAGTTGCTCCGTATACAATGACAAGCGGACAACGTATAACACAGACTATACGGGCTGTAAGAGACCTTGACGCTAATAATATTACAGGCGATATAGTTGAGTGTGGAGTATGGAAGGGCGGACAAATTATTAGTGCTTGGTTAGCTAATAATAAAACAAAAAGAAACTTTTGGTTGTACGATACATTTGAAGGTATGACACAACCAACTGTACACGATCATAAAATAAATGAACTAGGTGCAGTAACACATGCAAGGTTTAGTCGCAAAGCAAAGCACGGTTTCGATCAGTGGTGCAGAGCAGAAATTGGAGAAGTTAGTACTAATGTATTCAAATATATTCCTCCACATCAGTGCAATTTTATTAAAGGTCCTGTTGAACAAACACTATTAGATAATAATAATTTACCAAAAAATATTGCATTATTACGCTTAGATACCGACTGGTATGAAAGTACATTACAAGAATTATTAACACTATGGCCGTTATTAAACGTAGGTGGTTACATGGTTTTAGACGACTATAACAGTTGGCGTGGAAGTCAAAAAGCCTTTCATGAGGTGTTTGGCACCTCTCTTGAGATACATACTATTGATAGAACCGCAGTATATGTTAGGAAGACCAAAGCATGAATAAAGTATTTGTAGGATATGATCCCAGAGAAGATATAGCATACCAAGTATGTAAGTATAGTATTGAAACCCAAAGTAAAAATGTAAGTGTACACCCACTTAAACAAAGCGAACTACGAAGTGCCGGCTGGTACAAAAGACCAATTGATAAACTAGCAAGTACTGAATTTACATTTACAAGATTCCTAGTTCCAGAGCTTACTAACTTTAAAGGGTGGGCATTGTTTATAGATTGCGATATGATCTTACAAACAGATATACAAGAATTATTTGACCAAGCAGACGACAAGTATGCTGTTATGTGTGTTAAACATGAGTACGAAGTAAAAGAAGAATTTAAAATGGATGGACAAAAACAAACAGTTTATCCACGTAAGAATTGGTCAAGTGTTATGCTGTTTAACTGCGAACATCCTGCTAATAAAAGACTAACACAAGACATGGTAAACAGTAACGAATTAAACGGAGCATACTTCCACAGATTTAGTTGGCTTGAAGATGATGCACAGCTAGGAGAACTTGATCATACTTGGAACTATCTAGTAGGCGTGTATAATGATATTGAAAAGCCTAAACTTATTCATTATACAGAAGGCGGACCTTGGTTTGAGAACTATCGGAATTGTGAATTTGCTCAAGAATGGAAAGACAATTTATATCAAATGATGGATAGATAATATGGAACAAAATACAGGCGAATGGGATACACGAGTGATTAGACCACATTTAAAAGAAATGATCGATAAGATCTTACACAGCGTTGCAGTAGGAGAACAAAAATTTGCAGTAGAAGCAGTTGCAGAAGTTTTTCAAGAAGTAAAAAATCCTCCACTAATATGTGTAGACAGCGGAATTAAAAAAGTAGAAAAGAAAGTTAAAGGTTCATTTGGACTTATTGATTCTTTTGTAATGGGCATGGCACTAGGTAGTGGCGGCAAGTATATTCGTGCTGACGATGTTGATTGGAATGATGATACTCCGTTATTAGTTAGAGGACTAGGTAAACAAAAACTAATCAAGATGTGTATTGAGCGTGGTAGAGATTTTTACTTTATGGACACAGGATATGTAGGAAACAATCCAAGTATACGTAACCCTAACGGTAAAAAGACTTATCATAGAATTGTAAAAAATGCATTACAAAAC